CAGCCCAGATTGGAAACTGTGGTGACGGGACTTTCTGTGTACGCACCTTTGGTTGTTGAGTTTGCGCGCAAGTACATGCAGGTCGAGCTGATGGATTGGCAAGTGCATGCCGCTATGGGATTATTAGAAAGTGACGAGGCTGGTGATCTAGTTAATCGTTCCGGTCTTATTACTGTGGCGCGTCAAAACGGCAAGACTGTTTTAGGACAAGCGATTGTTGGCACTTGGCTGACCAGCATTGCTGCATTACGTGGCAAACCGCAGACTGTTATATCGAGCGCGCATGAGTTACCCCTGGCTAATTTGCAGTACCAATTCTTGGCCCCAATTCTTGAGCAGTATTTTGACGCTAAACCCAAGTGGGGCTATGGCCGAATGGAACTGGCAATGCCTGACGGCTCGCGCTGGTTTATTAAGGCCGCTACGCCAAGTGCCGGTATGGGATTGTCGGCTGATCTCATTTGGGTGGATGAAATCTATGACGTGGATGATGCTGTGATGGCTCACAGTTTGCGGCCAACTATGAAGGCCCGAAACTTGCGCACAGCTGGTGGCTCACCACTGATGCTAATGACTTCCACAGCAGGCACTGAAGCCAGCACTGCAATGTTGCGTTACAGAGAATTAGGGCTGTCACTTATTGGTGAGCAACGTGCCGGTGCTTTTTACTTTGCGGAATGGTCACCACCTCCAGGCGTTGATGTCATGGACACAAGCTGGTGGGGCTGGGCTAACCCAGCGCTTGGTCAAACTCTAGAGCTGCAGTCAATGTTGATAGATGCTGACCACCCGGACAGATCATCATTCTTGCGCGCCAGCCTTAACCAATTTGTCAATGCTGATGCTTGCTGGCTACAGCCTGGCCAGTGGGATGCTTGCCTGTCAGATATTCAAGGCCCAGAAAACGGCTGGCTTGCCTGCGACTCATCGCTAGACGGCTCGCGCTATGTGGCTGTTCGCGCAGCTGTAGATGATGTTGGCGTAGTGCACGTGTCTGTCGAGTTTGTGGTGCAGTCCTTGGCTGAGTGTCAGCAGGCCATGCTTGATGCCTGCAACGCGCACCCAACACTGGGGCTGGCCGTGACCCCAGCGTTAGAGCACCACGTACCTTTGCCACTGATGCGGCGCACAAAAGTAGTGGGCTATGGCGAACTAATGCGTTACACATCCCTAGTTAGGGCACAGATTAACGATGGCAAACTGGTGCACCAGGGCGAGCAAAACCTTGCCGAACACATGAACAGGGCCGTGGCAATTATGCAGCAAAACAATTTGGCGCTATCTAGTAAGCGTTCCCCTGGGCCTATCGAGTTGGCGCGTTGCACAATTTGGGCTGCCGCTCTAGCGTCACGACCCAAGCAAGCTGGCAAACCCATGATGGTTGTAGTCAATCGCTAAACTATTTAAGGTACTGCTCTGACCGTTGTCGGGATGAGCAGGGCAGTACCACACACACCCGGCAGAAAGTGGCATACTTCCCCTATGGGTATCTTCACCAAGCAAGTAACTAAAGCAGCAATATCTGAACCGCCAAAAGTGCAGGCCGCTGTCGGGTTTGGTGGCACATACAGCAAAAATGCCATAGGCGCTTTCTACCAATACTCAGAAGGTACCGCCCGCGCTGAAGCAATGACCCTGGCTACTGTGTCTCGATCACGTGACTTGCTTGCATCAGTCATTGGTTGCATGCCACTAAAAATGTACGGCGAAATGTATAACGATGCCACCGGCGAGATGGAAGAAATGCCACTAGCGCCACGCTCTTGGCTACGCCAGCCAGACCCAAGTGTCAGCTACAACTTCCTAATGAGCTGGACACTAGACGATTTGCTGTTCTATGGCCGCGCTTTTTGGTATGTCACAGAGCGCACAGTTGATGGCTACCCAACTAAGTTTACGCGCCTACCAGCAGGCTCAGTCACCACACTTGACCAGTCAGGGCCAGTGTGGTTTGGGCCATCTAAGGAAATTATGTTTGCCGGCAACACTCTTGACGCTAAAGACGTAGTGCAATTTCTGTCACCTATTCAAGGCATTGTTTATTCTTCTACACAAACCATTGCTACAGCAATAAAGATTGAACAGTCACGCTACAAAAATGCTCAAAGTTCACTGCCTAGTGGCGTACTAAAACAGACTGGTGGCGAGCCGTTGAGCGCGCAAGAATTGTCAGAGATTGGTGCAGCCTTTCAGCAAGCTCGATTAACTAGTCAAACGGCAGTGCTTAATGAGTTCCTAACTTATGAGGCCAGCACTGCTACACCGGACAAAATGCTGATGATTGAGTCAGCCCAGTATTCAGCACTAGATTTGGCGCGCCTATGTGGTGTCCCCCCGTACCTTGTAGGCGTTGCCACTGGTGCTTATGCCTACTCAAGTAGTGAGCAGTCACGCGCTGATCTATACATATTTGGTGTTAAACCATACGCAGAGTGCATTGCTAGCACATTGTCAATGAACAATGTTTTGCCACGTGGCACCTATGTCAAGTTTGACTCAGCCAGTTATTTAGCAGAGAATTACGCTGCTGACTATAAAGAAAACCAACCCCAAGAAAACACACAGGAAGCCCTAGCATGATCCGTTTTACCAGCTCAACTTTTACCGTAGATGCCGCCCAAGATGGCAGCCCTAAGCGCACAATCACGGGCATTGCCCTGCCATATAACACTGAGGCACAAGTTTCTGGGGGCCAGGTAGTCAGTTTCTTGCCTGGCTCACTGCCTACAGAAGGCAAAGCGCCAAAGCTTTACATGAGCCACGACAGCACTGCCGCTATAGGCCTAGTCACAGAACGCACCGATGACGAAGAAAACATGTACTTCACAGCCAAAGTCTCAACTACAGCGCTTGGCGATGAGGCACTTATCTTGGCTGGTGATGGCGTTTTAGACTCAGTGAGCGTTGGCGTAAACCCAACCAAGTTCACGTTTAACAAAGACGGCGTGATGGTTGTCGAGGCAGCCGATTGGTTAGAGCTGTCACTGGTGCCCCAGCCAGCGTTTGCCGGCTCGCAGATCACAGAAGTTTTTGCGAGTATCCCCACATCAGATGATAATCTGAGCAATAATACAGAAACGGCACCCGATGAGCCTGAACCCACAGAGTCAGAGGAGACCGAAGTGTCAGAAACCCCAGCCCCAGAAGTAATCGAAGCAGCAGCACCATTGTTCGCTACCCCTAAGCGCCAGTTTGCTATGCCATCAGCAGCCGAATACATGGCAGCAGTGCACATTGGTGGCGACGCTTTCCGCGCAGTCAACCAAGCGTTTAAGGACAACCTCAAGCAAAACTCAACAGCGTTAGAGTTTGCACTTGCACAAGACTTGACTACTGATACCGCAGGATTGTTGGAGCAGCGCTTGCTCGGCCCTGTTATTCAGGATCTATCGTTCATGAGGCCTGTGGTCACAGCGCTTGGCGTAACGGCGATGCCGGCAACACCATCCAAGACATTTACCAAAACAAAGATTTCACAGCACACCAGCGTCAGCACACAAACTGAAGGCTCTGCAGTAACGTCACAAAAAATGACTTTGAGCGCAAACACAGTCACCAAAAGCACACAAGCTGGTGGCGTTTTCATCTCTCAACAGGACATTGACTTTACGGCAATTCCAGCGCTTGAGACAATCATCAACGACCTCACCGGTGAGTACATGATCCGCACAGACGATGTTTGCGCTGATGCTCTTGTAGCTGCAGCAACCGCGTCAGGCTCAACATGGACATTTGCACAAACAGACCCAACTTCATTGGTTAATGCATTGTATGACGCAGCTCGCGAAATGGCAGAGGACACTAACTACTTCCCAACCCACATTTATTGTGCACCCAACGTCTGGGAAAAATTGGGCCGCCAATTAGACAGCCAAAACAGGCCGGTATTTGGTTATGTTGGCGCTAACAACAACATCAGCCAAAACGGACTTGGTGGCAACACTGGTGGTTTGAACTACAACAGCATCAACCCACTTGGGCTTGAAGTAGTAGTTGACAACAACTTTGCTGCTGGCACAATGATTGTGGCGCACACACCAAGAGACGCTACAACAGCGTTTAGTTTTTATGAGGAAATCCGCGGAATTATGACTGTAGAAAATGCTGAACTGCTTGGCCGTGACGTAACTTTCTATGGCTACATGGCCACGTTCGCTAACATCCCAGTTTGCATCCAGTCAATCACCACTGCCTAGCCTGAAAGGCGGCTACCGCCAATGGCTACATACACAGTCACATTCAAGCAGCTGCTAGACAACTATGCAGTGCTACAAACACTGACCGACACTGAAATAGAAGTAGGGCAATCCATCACTGTTGCCAGTGTTGCTGCACCCTTTAACGGCACCTTTGTTGTGTATGCAATGCCTAAGTATGAGTACATAGGCATAGACACGGGTGGTGATCTGCTATTTAACAGCAATGTCAGTATTCCTAACCAGGTGCTGTTTGCTTGTACCGGCACAGACGTTAATCGAGTAGCAACTGCTACTGGCACAATTACCTATACGCAAAATTGCACATGGGTATCTACTAACGCTGATCTAATTACATACCTTGGCGTGGACATTACAAACCCAAGTGATGACTACACACTGGTTGGGCAAGCCCGAAACGCTGCAAATGACTTCTGCTATCGACGCAGGCAAGAGT